CTGGTCTCGATCCATCAACCGATGGTGTTACTAGTTGGCCATCGTTGTATCCAGCTCTGCCACCTTCAGCCATGCTAAATAATTTTATAAAATTTGCTCTTGCTGATTCTTGAGCTTGTTCTGCTGTCATGTCTAGTGTTATGTCTTTAACAACTAATTGAAGTTGATCTTCTGTTACATAATCAGGTGCATACGGTCTCATGCTGTCAACAATTTCTTGTCTTAATCTTTGTATTGGAGAACCTCCACCATCAAACCCAATTCGTCCACCATTTGCTTGTGGATTACGTGTATTAAACTCATTAAATAGTTCTATCTCTTTAACTTCTCTTTTAGGTTCTGGTCTGTTTATTTTATCAGCAGTGGTAATAGCATCTTCACCATACATCTCCTGCATCTGTTTTATAAATTCTAGTATGTCCATTACTCACCTAGCATTCTTGCAATACCGCCGTCTGCTTTTTTAAGTGTCATAGCTGTAGTATCACCTACTTCTTCTAAAATTTCATCTATGCTATCTAAACCATCTTCCGCTTCTTTTAATTTACCTTCAGCATCTGGTCTTACTGTATACTCATCATATTCAGAAGGAGGTTTTTTACCTTTAGTTAATTCATCTGCTTGACCTGGTTTATAAATTATATACTCATCTGATATTATGGCGTCTTGATCATAAAAGGATCCTTCGTTTCTTTTTTTAATTACAATATCACCTGTTTCTAAATCTTCTGTTAATTCATAATCTTTATATCTTTTAACGTTTTGTCTTTCTTTTGTTGCATATCTAGAAGTTACATCATCACCCATAAATTTAATTTTTTCTACTAATTTAAAAAAGTATGGTGGAGGATAAGTTCCTGCAGCTTCTGTTGCAACATCTTTTGCAACTTCTGTTGCAGCCTTCTTACCACCCAAACCAATTCCTGTTTTAAGTGCACCGATACCTGCGCCTCCGACACCTAGTAATTTTAAAAATGCACGACGGCCCATGGCAAAGTTTTGTCTTGCTGGTCCACCATCTGCTAAGTCTAAACCAATTATCCCTGTTCCTGCAGCTGAACCCGTAGGTGTTAAACCATGTTTTTCTTTCATATAACTTATGACGTCTTGGTCAGTAGCAAAAGTCTTTGGATCTCCGTAAGTTATTTTATCAGGATCAAATTTATACCCTGTCCATCCTAAACTTTCTGATTCTGGATTTAATTGTTGTATACCTTCTTTAACTGTTTTAGGAGATTTATATTCTAAAAAACCAGATTCACCTACAGCTTTTGGCATTTTTGCAAGTTTATCAAGATACTCTGTTTGTGGTAAATTAAGTCCAACTTGCGTAGCTCCTGGCATAGTCATATTTATTGGTTGCCCTGTGTTTAAATCAATGTAACCTAATTTTTCATCGTATGCTATATTTGAACTATCTTCTCCTAGATTAAAGTTTTTTTGATCATAACCAATTTTATTTCCCATACCACCGAGAAGTGGATCTCTAAAAAGTTTATACAATTGTAAAACCTGTCCTGGTTTTTTTCTTGGATCAACAAAAGGACCAGCATATTTTGCTATAGAATCTAAGTAATTTAAAACACCTTTTTTTGTTTTAGTTGATGCAAAAGGACCTTGACCTGCTGCCGCTGCTTGTGCTTGTTGTGCAATAGTTTGTTGTGCTCCTTGTCTTTGTTTTTGTAATGCTTGTTTTGCTTTTTTTGATGGTTTTTTTCCAGATGTAAATTGTGCCATTGGATTTCTTCCACCACCTCCAGATGGTGTAGCACTTTTTGATTTACTTTTTTTAGAACCACCAGCTTTATCATATTCTCTTCCAGATGCGCCACCCACTCTAAATCCAGTTCTTTCACCCAGTAATCCTGCAACACCGCCGTCGGCAAAATTTTCTGGATCAAAGTCAGGATCATCAGGATCAAA